GAAGAGTGCGCCCCGTTCTGGCAAGTCAAGATTGATCCAGGGTCCAGGAAGCAAGATCTTTCAGATGCCAGGTATGTCGTCATCGAAAAATGGGTCACGCTGGAAGACTTCAAGATTCGATACCAGGAACATGCCGACAAGGTGGCGGACATCTTCTTTGCCCACGATACCAATTTGTACAGCAGCCAAAACGGATATGACTGGTTGGACCCCACGATAAGCCAGCATGACGATTATTCTGACGGGTTTGTAGATTATTATGATTTTGAAAACCGCCGGGTGCTGGTATGTCATGTCGAATACTTTGAAAACTATGACCGTTATTTTTGGGTAGACCAGACGGACCCGGCCAGAACTCAGGAGATCACAGCCGAAGAAGCCAAGAATTACCCAAAGAATGAGATCATCAAAACACCGGGTAAAAAAATCAAGTGGCTTCACTTCACCCATGATTATATCCTGTTTGACGATGATTCCCCGGTATATCCCGATGGTTTCTCGATTGTGCCTATGTATGCCTATCCGGACAAATCAAAGCGGACCCAGCGGCATTACGGCCTTGTTAAATTGTTTTTCGATCCTCAACGGGAATGTAACCGGCGATGGATGCAGTCAATAAGGCTGATGGCCAACCAGGGGGTCGGATTAATCGGTGAGGCGTCGGCCTTTGTTGATCTTGACCAGGCACAAGAATCATGGAGCAACCCTGATGAGATAACCCTTCTGAATGAGGGCGGGTTGACAAAGATTCAAGAGAGAACCGCTATTCAGTTCCCCACGGCTTCGATGCAAATGCAGGAAGTTTCCAGGGAATCCATGAAGCAAATTTCAGGGATAAACGCCGACCTGATGGGATTCCGGGAAAAAGAAGAGCCTGGGATAGTCCTCAAGCTCAGACAGCAGCAGGGAATGACGATTGTGTCAAGGCTGTTTGAGAATTACAAACGGATGAAAAATTACCTGGCCAAGCGGAAAACATATCTCATCACCCGGTACATGCCCGACTGGCAGATTCAAAAAATACTCGGAGAGAATGACAGATTTGATATCCAAAACGGCCAGATCATCGATAAGGAAAATGGGCTTGTTGCTCCGATCAGAGCCATCAGAGACTTGAAGTATAACCTGAAATATGAAGAATCGCCCGGGAACATGACAAAGACAATGGCTGAATTGGCTGTTTTCATGGACATGGTTTCCAAAGGCTTCCCGGTTGATCCGGTAGCAATTATCGACAGGCTTGATATCGACGAGTCTGCAAAATCTCGGTGGAAAAAGTACATTGAAGGCAATAATCAGATGCAGCAACAAATGGCCCAAATGAAAATAATGATGGATCAGCAGGCCGCACAATCAAAAGTCCAGGCAGATCAGGGAAAACTTGAGATAGAGAACGCCAAATTGCAGGGCCAGCTCGCATTGAAAAATAAAGAACTTGAATACCAGAAACAGATTGCAGATGAAGACCGACAGGCCAAGATTAAAATAGCCGATGAAGACCGAAAGGTTGACATAGCAGAGCTTGAGATTGACCGGGATAAATCGATAGAGGCTATCCGGATTGATAAGGCCAGGGCGGTGAATGATATTCAGAAGAAAAAAGAGGTTGTCGCAGAATGATCGACCGCCAGAAACCAGAACCGTTTTTAATGACCCGGAAAGCAGCGCTTGAACTCAAGGAAGAGTTTATTGCCCTTGCAAAAAAATACGGGGTGTGGTATGATATCCACGAGTCGAATAAGCCTGATTTGAAATATTTGGTTTTAACCACAAGCATCAAGGTTATTGATAAATGAAATGCCAATATTGCGGATCTGATATCCAAGACAAAACGGATGGTAATCACGATCATACAAAAATTATATGCCCTGAGTGTATGGAATTGAGCAATGTAGACATGATAAAATATCACGACACCATCATCTTTGACCAATCAAGAATAGATGTTTCTATTAAAAAAAACGGTTCAAGGGCGTGGCAAAGGTTATATGATGACGCAATGTTTAAGGCTTTGTCTCAAGATGTTTATCCTGGTAAGATATAACCACCAGTGGGAGAGGAGGAATAAATGATCCACTTTAAAATAAGACATCCAGACGTTGAAGGACCGATAGGAGAAATCAAGCTCCATCCTGAAAGCGTCCGGTTGTTGTTTAATGATATCGAGGATTATTTAATTAACCATCCCGCAACAACATCTTTTGAATCGATAAAAGACAGGGAAAAGTCAAGGAAAAAATTTCATTCAGAGCGGCTTGAGCTTAAATTAAAAAGAAAGATACTCAGAGCATTTGACGTAAAGAAAAAATGGTTTTCACAAGACAAGCTCGATAATTGGTTTGAAGAAATCAGAAAAATGCCTGAAAAGTTTGATCTTGATTTTAGGATTGAGGATGGCATTGAATCAATTAGGGCCAGGGTACGGGAGCTTGAGAAATGAGCACAGACTATTCACTTTATTGCAAAGCCCACAACGAATCCGTTTCGGTTTGCTCCGACGGTCTTTCTGGTCCGATGCTTCAATGTGATAAATCTCTTGCCATGTTTGTCATAACCCACAGGAATTGTGAATTGACTGTGTTCGATGAAGGCAGCGACCTGGGAGAATCTTCTTTGGAGTGGGGTAAATCAAATCGGTCTGGACTGTTTTCTTATGACAAGGTCAACATACCGGCGAATGAAGATATGGATGAGGAAGATTTCAGCCTTGATGATCACATTGAAAAAATGGACAAAATACTTGTAGAGGGAATTGTAGCAAAATTGACTAAGGGCAACAGGCCATAAATGATTAAAGAAGTAGAAACAGATAACCCTGATGTTTTTACGTTGGCTAAATTAAAAAAAGTGGTTGAGGAACTACGGAAGATACCACAACACCCATATGTAGTAATGAAAGGTGCGGTAACAAAACAGCCATTGCCTTTTAAAAAATACATGGAAAATCAGAACATGTTATATATAGAATAAACTAAGCGGCAAGACCGCATAACACACAACCAGGATCACTATTAAGGGCCGGTTGAGAAAGCAGAACAATGCTTTTTCTTCCGGCCTTTTTTATTTTAAGCCGCCTCCGGGTTATCGGGAGTAAACGCCGCCTCCGGGCATTTCGGGAGATTCCAGAAAGGAATGAAAGAATGGCAACAGATGAATTGATAGATGAAATTTTGGGGGAAGACGAACCGGCAACAGAACCGGAAGTCACTGAAACGGGAGTAAAAGAACCGGCAGAAGCCGACAAACCAGCGCCTCCGGCTGATGAAGTTCCTCAGAAAACGGCAGAAGAGCTATTGCAGGAAAAAGAGGAAAGGCTCGCAGAACTTGAACGGGTCAACAACGGTCTATTGCAGGCCAAAACCTCCGCAATGGCAAAATCAAACAAATATCAGGAAGAGCTTTCTGCAAAAGAAGAGCGGATAAGGGCGCTTGAGCAAGAGATCGCCTTGGCACGGGCCACAAAACCCAACGACCAAGACCCGATAGCCGACCAGGTTATTGATAAAATCTCTATTGATTTTGACGAAGAAGGAAACGCCTTTGTCCCGGTGGACAGAATACCGGCAAACAAAGACTTAGCGAAAAAGATACAGGACCTTGAGGCCGAACTGAACGCCACAAAGCACAATCTCCAAACGTCAAAAGAGGCGTCTCTGAAAGAAGAAGCTCTAAACGGATTTTTAAGTGAGAAAGACGGATACAAAGAAGCCTTTCCGGTTTTCCAGGAACAATGCACCTATATGAGTTCTTTATTTGATCAGTTTGTAAAGGAAAATGAAATCAATTTCCCCACTGACAAAGCAAGCGCTCTTGACAAGGCCCTTGAAATATCAACCGATCCGAAGTTTCAGACCTCATTCAAGGCGAAATATCCCAACAGCGATCCCGAAGCAGTCATGCAGGCATACCTCCACGGCAGCAAGCATTATACCAGGAAGGCGCTGAACAGTATTGTAGGGGTAAAAGTTCCGTCCAGTCACAAACCGTTACCTGATAAGCCGTTACCGTTGGCAACTGTTGCCGGGGCGTCACAGGCTAAAGACACAGAATCAATCGACAAGTATGCAAACATGGACATCGAAGACTTTTTGCGGATGAGTCCGGAAGAAGAAAGACGGATGAACCGTTTGCTCAAAGAAAAAGGAATTTAAAAAATGGCAGATTTAGATTTTGGTACAAACGATTCCCAGACCGTAAAGATTTGGGGTAAAAAGGCACTCAAGCAGGCCCTGGGCCAGACTTTGTTTTTCAAGAAATTTCTTGGGACAGATGAAAACGCCCTGATTTATTGGTTAAAAGACCTGGAGAGCAACAACGGCGATGAAATCCGTTACGACCTCCTGCTTGAACTCGAAGGCGCTGGTGTAACCGGCAGCAACGAGCTTGAGAAAAACGAGGAAAACCTTGATTATCAGCAGGACACAATCAAGATAGAACAGCTCCGGCACGCAACCGGCCGGACCCTGATGTCTTCTCAGAGAACGGTTCACGATCTCCGGGAAAATGCAATGTGGGCGCTGTCCAGATGGTGGGCAAGAAAGTTCGAGTCCTACATGTTCCGGTATCTGTGCGGCGACACGACCATCACCCACGGGCAGACAGGCGTTGTCTATGACGCAAATCATGTTGTTTATGCCGGTACCGCTTCAAGCGAAGCCACCCTGACAAACAATGACAGATTCACCCTGCCAATGATTGACTATGCGCTGGAAAATGCAAAAACTCAGGCCAAGAGAATGCTCCCTGTCATGATTGAAGGCAAACAGCACTATGCCGTTGTCCTCCATCCATATTCCATGACCGACCTGAAACTTAATATCGGCGGGTCATCTTCTTCCAAGTGGCTGGAAATCCAGAGGGATGCAAACAACAGGGGCAAAGACAACCCGATTTTCACCGGGGCCGCTGGTGTTTATAACAACTGCATCATCTTTGAATCACCGGATATCCTGAAATCAAGAAACGCCGCCGATTATGTTGCGTCCACCAATGAGAGCGAAGTCCGTAGAAATCTTTTCCTTGGCGCACGGGCGGGATGTTTTGCAATGGGTAACGCCTATGACAAGATGGATCAGAAGAAAATGGGCGGGGACAACATGATTTCCTGGCACGAATACACCAGGGACGCAGGCGACAAGAGATACGTTGCCGCTGGTTCTGCATTCGGTATCAAAAAAACCATCTTTGAGGGCGAAGACTATGGTGTGATCACCATGCCTTGCTACGCAAAGAAAGCATCATAAGGAGCGTGAAACATGGCAACTACTTATAATTTTACAGACGGGTCCATTGCAGGCCAGATCATTCCGCCTTCCACCAGGATTGTTGAAACAGGCGTTTCTGTTTTGCGGAATATCGTGGATTTTTCCAAACAAACCCTTGATTCCAGTGCAACCGATGTTGCTCAGGTTCTTATCGTGCCGGCAGATACCACTGTTCTTAGCTGCTTCATGCGGGTAATCACGGCTGAAACAGCCGACGCTGTTGTCAACCTGGGATACGGCAGCAATGTTGATCAGTGGGGCAAAAATCTGAACGTCGATGCAACAGGTATCGTCAGAACGGTTCTTGAAGGATCTGACACCTGGGACGCCAGCTCAATTGCAGATGGTGATGAAGAAGTAAAAGAAGTCACCGTGGCCGGTGCATCTTTGGGTGATGCCGTAACGGTTATAGCAGGCATTGACGTGGCAGACCTCGCAATTACGGCATCAGTTACCGCAGAGGATACCGTTACTGTCCAGCTCAACAACAACACTGGCGGGGCCATTGACCTTGCTTCTCAGACCGTAACTGTCTTTGTTGACAAGGCCCCTCTCGCAAAAAATCCCGTTCATTTTGCCTCAGCCGATACCATTGATATCAGCACCAGCACAACCAACGGGGATGTTGACCTTGACGCCCTGAAAGTGGAAGTAACGGCCATTTGCATCAAACAGCTTGACGCTTATTAGGAGGCAACATGGCAACAACTTATAATTTCATGAATGGATCGGTTCAGGGGTCTCGGTCAGTGGTTCAGCCGGTCCTTGAGCCTGGGGTCATCACCCCCATACGGGCGTATGTCGATTTCACTCAGCAGACCATTGATGCCGGTGAGGGAGATATTGCTCAGGTAATCCAGATACCCGCCGGAACGTGGGTAATGGATTGCTTCATGCGGGTAATAACTGCCGAAACTGCTGACGCCACTTGTTCCCTTGGATATGGTGACGACGCTGATTATTGGGGCAGGGCACTAAACCTGGATGCAACCGGGGCCGCTAAAACACTTTTGACGGCAGCCGCTACTTGGGATGCTGGGTCCATTGCTACGGCTCCGGCCATGTTGAGCGGAACGGCCACATGGGATGCTGGTTCTATTGCAGACGGCGACGAGGAAGCAAAGGAAATTACCGTCACAGGCGCAGCCCTGGGGCAAAGGGTTATCGTAACGCCAAGCATTGACTTAGCAGACCTTATCCTGTCGGCGTCCGTAACTGCTTCAAACACCGTCACAGCCGTTCTTGCGAACAACACCGGAGGGGCTATCGATTTAGATTCCATGACCGTCACGGCTTATGTGATTACCGGAAGCTCAGAAGAAGCAAAGGATATCACTGTGGCCGGGGCGTCCCTGGGTGACAAAGTGACAGCGATTCCGAGTATTGACATTACCGACCTGACATTAAGTGCATCTGTCACGGCAGAGGACACGGTAACGGTTGTTTTGTCGAATACCACCGGAGCCGCTGTTGACTTGGCTTCAATGACCATGACGGTTATTGTTGACAAAAGCAATCTCAAGGCTTCACCGCTTTATTTTGCTTCCACGGACACCATTGATATCACGGCAACGACCACAAACGGCGACGTTGATATCGACGACGGCGCACAGGTAGAAGTGATCGCAACTTGCTTGCGGTATAATTACGCATAAAAGGATTGGGGGCCCTAACCGGCCCCCTTTAACCCATGGCAACTATCGAATCACAGATCACGGCTGTCAGATATGATTTAAGGGATGAGGATATTACCCAATATCCGGATGCCCTTTTGCTCAATTACTATAACCGGGTTTTACCAGCCCTTGCCTCTCATCTTGCTTCCATCCGGTCAGATTGGGTTTTTGCGGATACTACTCTCACAATAGTATCGGGCAATAATTATGTTGCCCTTCCTTCTTTGTTTGCAAGCCCAATAAGAGTCGAGATAGACGACGAACCGCTAATATTCCACAACACCCGGGATATCAAAAAATTTCAGCAGGAATCATCCGCCGGCACTCCAGAACGGTACAGTGTCCACAAACTCAATATGATTTTTGAACGGGCGGTATCGGCCAACACATCGGTATACGTCCAGTACAATGAAAAAGAAACGGCTTTGGTAGCTGGTGCATCAATGCCTTACAACGACGAGTTTAACGAAGTTCTTATTGCGGCAGTCGTTATGATTGCCAAGAACAGAAACGAAAAAGATATAACCGGGGATTACGCATTGCAAACCGTCTTTAATGATTCTGCTCATCAGAGAGTTGTTCGGCGGTCATTCAGACAACATAAAAATTTGGGGTTTTAATTGTTAAGGTCTCCATCATATTTTTCAAAGCCGAGGGCTAAAAAACGGGAACAAAATATAATTTACCAAGGCTTTCCCCTGGGTGAAAATACTTCCGTTCCGGCCATGCTTCTCAAACCCCAAGAGCTTGCGGAGTGCATTGACTTCAAATTCAATCCAGGTGGTCAGCTTGAAACCCGTCAGCCAGTGACAAGATATACCTCAACCGGCGGGGCGGCCACGGCAGGGATAGTTGATATCCAAACCTGTTCCTTGGGCGGAACACCTTATGAGATTGTTGGGTATGGATCGGTGGCGGCTGGTTATGACATTGGATATATTTCAGCCGGTAAGGCTGTCACGAAGATTGATGATGTTGAAGGGGAGCCCAGGATTACCCCTTACAATGATTGTGCCATTATCAGCGACGGATCATACCTGAAATATGCCGATGATTTGACCGAAGTTAAAATGGCCTATGATGCCGGAACGGGCGGAACATTCTTTGATAATTACAATGGAGACGTTGACGGGACCATCGCCATCACCACGGCAGGTGTAGGATGCACTTTCACAACTCCGGCATGGGATGCAGGATATACGATTCCGGCCACTCAGGTTTATTTTGAAGTCCAGGCCACAACCGCAGGGGCCGCAACTTGTCAGGTTGATATTGTAACAACGGCAGGAACAACGGTTGCAACGGCAACTTATACCGATGAGATTCCAACCACGGCGGCGGATATCCTGAATATTTCTTATCCATCAGTCACGGCAGAACTTGAGCCAAGCACAAAATATTACTGCCTTCTGAAAGGCGCAAACGTCAACCTTTCATATACCACGGTATCGTCCGGCGGCAAACTTGTGACGGCAGGCGGAGCAACTCCTGACACGGCAAAGACTCCGATCATGCGGGTTCACCCTGGATTGCCTCCTAAATCCTCATGGACGGTTGTATCTGGGCGCAGGTTGTGGGTTTACGATCCGACAAAACCAGGTCAATTATCCTTTGGGAATCTGACACACCTTGACTTTTCCACGGTAAACGGTGGCGGATATGTCGGGGTTGTTGATCAGGATAGTAATTCCTTTAAGGTTGGGGCAGCACAGGATTTATATGGTGAGCTTTATGTTTACGGGACTCAGGATCAGCCATATGTCTGCAAGCTGACCGGGGCCACGCCGGCGGATTACGCCTTGCCTTTATTGTTTCAAAGAATATGGGGAACTCAGGACACGCTCAAAAACGTCGGGTCAGATATATGGAGCGCATCATCAGACGGAATTGATGCCTTGACAGGTGTTCAAGAGTACGGAGATTTAAGAACATATTCACTTTCTGACCCGGTAAAAGACCGGTTCGGCAATTGGACATCGGCAGCAATCGCCGGGTACAATCCTGAATTTGGGCAGTATTTGCTTTACATGCCTGGATATTCTTATACCACAGTGTTCCATACCAAACAGGCGGTCAGGGACCAGGCCGGTCAGTTAAGATACCCATCGTCGAGATACGCCCTTCCTATTGTGCCGTCTTGTTTCAGTTATACCGGGGCAGGTTTCTTGATCGGTTGCGCCGACGGCCATATTTATCATTTCGATTCCACGGAATATAAAGACCTTGGGACGGATCAGATTTACCCGTCATTCAAAACAAACCGGGTTGATATGCCTGGCCGGTCAGTTGATCTTGTCAAGATCCAGTTTATGGGAACTTCCCGGGGAGGCACTCAATTCAGCTTTGACATTTACAAAAATGGGAATGAATCAACTTCTGTCAAGACCTGGACCGTCACTTTCCCGATGAGCGACAATCTCACTGTTGATGAATTGATCATGGATGTGGATGATATGCTTTTCGGCATAGACCCCACGCAGACACCGCTTTATTTCGATATCAACGTGAATATAACATCGTTACAGCTTAAAGTTTCAAACCTGATTATATGTGGATATCCGGTTTATTTCGACGGCCTTGTTTTGACTTATAGAGTTTTGGAGGATTAATGGGTTTTTTAGATTACACCGGCAACACAACAGGTAAGGCGTCGCTTCTTGATAAAATCAAAGTGATGCTTTCTGAAATTTATACAACCTACGTTGCAGAAATTGAAGCTGCCAGAGACGGAGAAACTGACCTGCTCGCCAAAATAAACGTCATCAAAGCAGCCATATCGTCAGCAGCCGGTGGAACATATTCGCTTGTAAGCGCAGCCGATACCACAAACGGATATCTCAACGACAAGATCACTTCAACCGGGGGCACACTCACAAAAACAATCGCCTCCCCAGGTGGAAATGAAAAGTTGAATCTTGAAATTACCAGATTCGGAGTGACCACAACTTCAAGCGCCGTCGATATTACCCTGACCAGCGCCAGCACATTGACTCAACAGATCACAATGACCGCCGCTGATAAATTTGTCATCATGCCAGCGGCCACCGGGCTTCTGGAAAGCGAAGAATGGAATTTTTTCAATGCCGGGAATCTGAGATTCGGTATCAAGGATTCAACAGGCGTATTTGTTGGGTCAATAGATGCTCAATCTTTCGGGCGGCTAAAACTGATCGACAACTCAACCGCAGCCGGGACATGGGAAGCCATTGACGGTGCAGACTTGATAATGGCCAGGTTAAAAACTGTCTGCAATGCGATGACATCAACTTGGGTTACATCATGCAAAATGACCAGCACTACGGTTTTTGCTGCATGGACTGGAACGGATGGGGATGGTTTTTGCGCTATCTTGACTTGGGTCCCTGGGACTCCGGCTATAACAGTCTCAAGCCTGCTGGAATTTGATACAACAAACGCACAGCAAATATCTTGTTGCAGGATGACTGATACCGTTGCGATTGTCTCTTATATGGGTGCGGAGTCAGATGGGTTTATCGCTGCTATAACATATAATGGCACAGATACATTAACGCTAACAGACACCCATGAATTTATTGATGCCGACACGGTTTCTGGAACTCAGGTAGTCCCAATACATGCCGACGCAAGCACAGGGAAAATCGGCCTTGTTTACGTCAAAGCAGACACATATCTTTACGGCCAAGTACTGAACTGGACCGGGACTGAAATCACGGCAAACACGGCTGAGACCTTGATCAATAATGATTCAGCCGTTACATATCCGAGCCTTGATATCCTTTCTGGTGCTGTTGGGGCAGCTTCAATGATTGTTTCTTTGACAACATCAGCATCTATTGTCGTTCAAATGATACGATGGGATGGGACAACGATAATACCAACTCCCAGGATAACGGTCTTGTACCCGGCATACAGATCTTCAATTGTGGCCGTAAATTCTTCCTACGCTTTGGTTTGTTCAGCACAAACAGCCGGTGGACCTGCCGTTCCGTTTGATCATACTGCCATTATCGTTTATTGGTCAGGAACGGCACTGAGTATGAAAAAAACAATTTCACTCGGCGTTAACGCTGCTCACTATCAAATGTTCCCGAGAGATGCCTTCTTGCTTGATTCTTCTACTGTGTGCCTATTCGCAAAAGTTCTTGGCAGCAATCAGGCTGATATTTTCAAAATAAAGGTTGTCGGTAACACCACTCCGGCTAACTGTGTTTTGAAGCTTGATTCTAAAATTTATTTAGGATTTACCGGGTCATACCATAGTTTTTCTGGTTTGGATGGGGCCGGAGCGATAGCAGTATACAGCGATGCAACAAACAGCAGTTATCTATCAGCAGAAAGGATTGATATAGCATGAAGATAATCAAAGATCAAAACAACGTTGTCTTGTTCGCCGGTGACTTAGAACTCACAGCCACCGGTTTGATCGGCCCAGGCTGGACGGCTCCGGGGATCACCACGGCAACCCATACCAGCGAAGATGTTGAAAGCCTGCCTGCCGATTGGGTCGGTGGTCATTATTTTTATGACGGAGAATGGACCTTAACCGATCTGGGCCAGGCGGCAAAGGATGAAAATGATCTTTTGGCCGCTCAGAATATTTACAGGTCTCTTGAATCAGCGGTTGACGGCCATGTGGGTTCTGTAGCGCAGGCCAAGGGATATGACAATCGCCTTACCGCCACAATGAGGGCAGGGTATGCCAACCCATGGCAAGCCGAAGGGATTGCATTTGGCCAGTGGATGGATTCTTGTTATGAATACTGTCAAGGAGTTCAGGCCGATGTCATGGCAGGCATAAGGCCGATTCCAACAACTCAAGAATTAATAGCCGAACTTCCTGGAATGGTTTGGCCTGAATAGGAGAATACCATGGCTTTAGATTGGCAGAATTATTTAAACGCAAACCCGGACGTCATGCAGGAATATGCTAAGTCAAGCACGTTTCAGCTTGATCCTGGAAACGCAAGCGGAAGGTTTATCAATCCTGTGTCTGAAGAAGCTTTTGCAAAAGCTCATTATGACCAGTTCGGGAAGAATGAGGGCAGGGTGTGGGGAGCGGCTCCTAATACTGGCGGAACTACCGGGACAACTGGAACCACAGGAAGCGGCACAACTACCGGGACAATGGCAGGGGGTATTAATTTATTCCAACCCGACCTGTATTCAAAATCGTACTCCGGGATGGGTTCAGGATACCAAAAAGAGTTAATGGATTCTATTTTGCCCCAGTTGAAAGCGTCTTTTCAGAATTACGGTGCGAATATAGACAAGTCAACCAAGGCCGCTCAAGAGGGTTTCACCTCTATGAATAAACGAGCGATGACATCAGGACTGCAAGACATCTTGAATAATTTATCGAATCGTGGTATGCTTAATTCGTCAGTTGCGTCAGATGCCATATCAAAAGGAATGACGGATTTAACGAGTGCAAATTCAGACAAAGCATTTCAAGCAGCCATGCAAAACGCTATCCTTAAAGCGGAAGAACCTCAATTGCTTGCCAGGATTGCAAGTCTTGGAAACTATTCAGAATCATCTGATCCTGGTCAGCCGTATGATAGGATCGCTAACTTTTTCAAGGCTACAATGTAAGGAGAGAAAATATGGCATGGAGCGCAGATGATGATTCCCCAGGTGGCGGCGGGTACAACGACGCAGGTCAACCCAACAACAGAAGCGGCGGAGGGCGTAATCTCGGATTAGGCAGCGGCCCTTATTCTGCAATTGATCCGAATACCGGAGACTTTTTAGGGGTTATTGATGATTCAAAAAATACATTCGAAAAGTGGGCCACAAATTTTCAGACCAATCTTTCAAAAAAATGGTCTGATCTTTCTGGATTTCAAAAACTTGGCATGGGTGCGTCGGCGCTTTCTTCTCCTGGGCTTGCGCTTGCCGGCGCTGTTTTTTTGGGAGGTAAGTCTCTGGCTCAAGCTCTCAGCACTCCGGGACTTACTGAATCTGACAAAAAAGCCCTTACCGAAGCTGTGAACAATTACGACTCTTTGCCAGAACAAGACAAGGCTCAGATAAGAAATGAAGCCGAATCAATCGCCGGTCCAGTAGACGGGACAACAACCCCAGGACTTTTGAACACAAAATTAAAATCAAATTTTGGGGATACCGACATGGGTACTTCAAATTATTCTTACAACATGAACTCCCCACAGGTTTGGGAAGATTACGTTAATTCAAACTATGACAAAGCTCTTGCTGAATACCGGAACCAGGCAACCAAGATCAATGCGGCTACTGATAAGCAAACAGGAGTTCTTGACACCCTTATTTCAGGATTGCAATCCGGTAACAATATGAATCCGATTTCTGCCAAAATTGGAGATCAAACGATTTCATGGATTCCAAGGGCCAACAGAGACACAGCCACACAGATATCCGATCTGTTGGGCAAGCGGACAACCGGAGAATATACCTCTGCTTTGGGAGGAAATGCAAACCTTAATTATCTCGAACGGCTCAAAGACCTTGCAGAAATGGAACAGAAAAAGATTGCCGTTGATAAGGGAGTTGATATTAATCAACAGCAATTAGAGCAAAATGAGCCTGGCCTTTTGGATTACGCAAAAGGTATAGGTTCTTTATTCAGTGGCGTAAGCGGTCTTTTCAAATAGGAGAGCAATATGAAATTCATGACACCGGCAACGGTAAGAAACCTTCCGAATTACCAAAGAGAAGACCGGGCCAATTTGTTAATGACCCAAGAGGCCGAAGAAAAGGCAAAGGCGAATCAAGAAAAAAAACTCCTTGTCCAGTTTGGTCTTGACATCCAGGATGCCGCCGACAAATCCCCTGACCCGGATACCCTGAACAAATCTCTTGGTATGATCCGGGACAAGTACCGATCAATGGGCATGACACCCGACATGATGCAGATGGGGGCCAACCTTGCCAGGCAGTTTAAACAGGATTTCATGGCGAACCAGGACAGACAAGAAAGAAAAGACGACCGGGCCAGGATGTTGAGAAAAGAAAACATAGCCGAATCAGACGTCAACCTGTTGGGGCAAATCGCATCCGGGAATATCAAGCCGATGGGTGGGGATGAGTTCATGGTCCCGGCCACTGAGCAAGACGCATCACAGGGGCTTTCAGGCGCTGGACAGTTGCGGTTGATTGATATCAAGAACGCTCAGGAAGATAGGATATCCGGAAAAGCGTCTCAGGCGCTCAAAGATAGACTGACCAACTTGCAGATTGCCAAGGCAGGGAAAGAAGATAGGCGGACACAATTAGTTCAGAAAGAAGACGGATCATACGCCCTTATTGATCTTGATACAGGCAAAGAAACTGATACCGGCGTTATTGGCAAAACCAACAAAGACTTCAATCAGGCCAGGGCTAAAATAGAAATACTTGATAAAAAACTAAATTCCATCAGAAAAAAATATGATGACGACATATCAGACCCCGAAACAGTTTTGATGGAAAAGGCTAAATCTGGTGACGCAATCGCAAAGAAAGACCTATTAGATTATCAAAGGTATTCTCAAGAGTCTGACAACCTTACTCAAAAAATGATAGGTGGAGAACCAGCCCAACCATCTCAAACAAAAACCCCAATAGGGCCTGGCAACAGACCACCGTTGTCAATCTTTGGCTCTCAACCGGACAAAAAACCAATGACCGTCACAGACCCAAAAGAAATCTCACAAGCACCTGAACAATATTCAAATGCTCAGATAAAAGACGGGTATGTATGGGCCACTGACAAAAAAGGCCAGTCAAGAAGATTGTTCAAGGCAGAAACCCCTGAAGTTAAATATGGCAATAAGACATATCCAAACAGAAACTATGACGCATTTTTAAAAAAGCTTGAATCATTAGGGATAAAACAATAATGCCTTTCGATTACGCCGCTGCCAGAAACGCCGGATACTCAGACGATGAAATCTTAGACCATCTGTCTAAAGAAACGCCTGATTTTGATATTAAAGGAGCCGTTGAATCAGGTTATTCTCCTGGTGAAATATCAAGGCATTTATCCGGTATTGATGAGGCGACATGGGCCAGGCAATCAGAGCTTGAAGCCACAAGAAAAACAAACCTTGAAACCAAGGGAGATTTTTCAAGGGGGCTGTCAAGCGCAACTGATGCCTTGCAAGCGTCCGGTTATGGAATGGCAGCCCTTGCAGGTGAAGGATTAAAAAGACTCGGAGCCGAAAAAGTAGGCCAGTTTATAAAAGACAAGGGTATGGAAGGTTACAAGAGGAACATGGAAGAAGCCTCTTTGAACCCCGCCGTATCATTTACTGATATTGACAGCGTTGGCAGTGCTGTTGATTGGGCACAAGGCGGAATAGGAAGCCTCATCCCGTCAATGGCAGAAGCAGCTACCGGAGCAGTAATAGGAAGCTTTCTTGCCCCTGGTGCTGGTACGGCAGCAGGTGGTCTTGCTACCAGAACTGTTCTTAAAAAATCCATTGATAAGCTGACCAAAGAGGCCCTTGAATCTCAGATCAAAAAAGGGCTTATCAAAGAAGGAACCGAGGCCGCCATAGAAGCTCAGATCAAAAATCAAGTAACCAAGCAATCTTTAAAAGCCCTTGGCGGCAAGGTTGGTATGGGTTCTGCGGTTCTTCCAATTGAAACAGGCGGAAACTACGCAGGACTTCTTGAAGAAAATGGTGTTGACGCTCCATACACAGCCCTTGGATTTGGAACTCTGGCAACAGCATTGGAATATCTTCCTGGTGGTAACTCAAAACTGATTGACACTTTCCTTGGCGCAGCCACAAAAGGTTATGGTGGTCTTGCCAAGAGGACAGCCAAAGAGATATTGACCGGCATCCCTTCAGAAGCATTGCAGGAAGCCGGTCAGGAAGTTACCTCTATCCTTAATACAGTTGTCAACACAGATGAAAAGTTTCTCACTCCTGAAAATCTTAAAACCATTATTAACTCCGGGGCTGTCGGTGCATTGGCTGGTGGTTTCGGTGGTGCTGCAAAAGGGTTGATGAGCAAACCGGCTGATAACGACATAGCCACAGCCCTAAAAACAGGCGACGATCAGGCCCTTGACCAAGAGCTTGACAAAATACTTTCAGATCAGGACCAGGCACCAGCACCATTTGCAGGAATCCAGGACCAGACTGAAAACCTTCCGTCCATGGAAGATGAAGAATACAAACAATGGGAAGCTGAACTCCGGCGGCAAAGACAGCCGAGTGCCATGGATCAAAAGATCAGCCTGACCGATGACATCGGCCGGGAGATTGAAGATATTCCGGAGGTCAGTACCGGGTATTCAACCGAACAGGCAGCCCCCGATACCGAACCAGCCACCCACGTAATGCCTGACGGAACAGTTATGGCCGGGGATGAACATTCTGGACCTGACCAATTTACCGACGCCGGTAAGATGGTTGAGGGGGAAACGCCAGCCCAGGAAAAGCAGGCATGGGAGATGAGCCGGGAAGAGTATTTCAAATCCATAGAACAAAACAGAAAAGAGCTTGCCCAAAAATATAAACAAGAACTCGATACAAACTCTTTTGATCGGCCAAATAAATTTGACAGGGTGTCAGTAGGCGATACCGATGCCGGATACAACGATGCCGAAAAAGAATTGATATCGTTGTCAAAAAATACCGGCGATATTGAACTTTCTACTGGCAAGTTTGTGTCGCTTGAAGACGCTGTAAGGATCGCCAAAGAAGGGATACAATCAGGCCAGATAAAAGCCAACCCAGCGCAGTTAAATAGCAGGTTAAGCTTGACATTTGAAGGTGCTGATAAGGTTTTGAAAGAATTGTCTATCAAGCCGAATATAACCGATGCACAACCCGACATCCTCACCCCATCAGGCAAGCCATTCACATCCAAAGGCTCCGCAATCTTTGCCATGAAACGAGCCAAGGTGGACAAAACCCATGAGCCAGTCCAGGTTGAAGGCGGTTGGGTTGGGAGGGAGATTGGGCCTAAGTTTCAAGTTTCCGCTTCTCCAAAACAGAGCAAGGCAAAAGACGCTGATTATATGAAGGCAGTTGAAAGTGGAGACATGGAAACGGCACAAAAGATGGTAGACGAGGCCGCAAAAAACGCAGGGTATATTTCAATCAACGACTATAGAATGATGCACACTGCCCCTGATAAAACAAGCGGTGAAAATCTTTCCACAATAATGGATAATGATATACTTCCAAAAGATTACTGGACACATCCTCATTATTATCAAGCTGACGCTACCGAACGCAGCTCTTTTTATAAAGTTAAGGGTGCGGTTGAAAAACAAGCCAAAATACTTAAAGAAGGATCTGGTAGGCCTGCGACTATATGGATGTATCGAGCCGTTCCTAAAAATATCAAAGATGATAACTTTAGAAATGGCGACTGGATATCACCGTCAAGAGAATACGCAAAATTAGAAGGTCTTGGTATCCCTGACGGGTATAAAATAATCGCCAGACGGGTTAATGTTTCGGATGTCTGGTGGGACGCAAACTCAATAAATGAATTTGGCTATGATGATGGTAAATCATACGCCTATAAGAATACGAAAAACAATAGAAAACTTGTCGATCCTGTGACATATGATGTGACCGGAGCGGTAATACCATTATCAAAAAGGTTTAATCCAAGAGAGTATAGTCCAAGATACCAAACCTTGCAATCCGCCCCTGAATCTGGTAGTATTGGAACAGTGCAAAAAGCTCCGGGGAAGGCCAAAATACCCACCGCATCAAAAACCCTGGCCGATGGTGGGAAGTATTCAGATAAAAACAGAATTATAGCCAGGCCCATTAAAGAGGTTGGAATCAAATATGGGTCTGATCTGCCTGACGATGTATATCTCCATGGGTCAAAAAAAATACCTGGAGACATAGACAACTTCAGCGTTTCTACATCTTCCAAGGGAACGCTTTATCTAACCAAAGATTGGGATATCGCTTCTAACTATTCTGGCGGAGAAAACAATCAATATATTAAAGCCATTAAGTTAAAAAAAGATTCAGATATTATAGACCTGTCAATTAAAAAACACAGAGACCGGCTGACGAATTTAATTTATAAGGCTTCTGGATTTGATGGCAGCAAGAAACAATTTTCAAGCGATCTACTAAATTTATCATTTCACGAAACAGGACTATCGGATGATGAAGAATATGGTAATATTTTATATGAAGAAAATATTGCGGCTATCCTTGACACAAATGGAAACGTAGATGTAATCAGCGACAATGCAATAGAGACATACACACCCCCTAACCAACCCAGCACACCCGGGGAAGGTGTGCAAAAACAATCAGCCGCCGACCGGCTGAAGGCTCAGTACCAGGCCAGACAAAAGGAGACCAAAGATGCAAGACTTCGTATGCTGGACAAACCCGGAAGGGATAAGGTTTTACCTGCAAACTCCAATAAGCAAAGACTTGATAGAGCGATTGAGTATGCCAATGGGGACCCTTCCAAAGCCAGAATCACGCCCATCCCGTCGAACCCGAAAGAAAGGGCGATCTCAAAAGTAGCCAAAATCTTTGGCCTAAAGTCCGTCCTGTTTAAAACTTCTGATCCGGGGACCAGAATAACCGGGTTCACATACCCAGGAACAAAATCCCTTTTCATTAATCTGTCTTCTGGTGTCCCGGTCCTTGGGGTATCCGGCCATGAGATCATGCACCAGGTGGAGAAGAATCACCCTGATCTTTATGACTACCTTGTTAAAGACTTCCAGGCCAATAAAAAAGACTATTTCATTTACGCAGCCAAAGAGAAAGCCCTCCGGGAAGAAATCGGCATGAAGAAACTTTCCGATGATGATTTATTCAGTGAGTTCATTGGAGATTTTGCCTCTGACCGTTTCCAGAAAATCGAGTTTTGGGAAAAGCTGAACAAGAAATCTCCTACGATGTTCGGCCAGTTGGTTGACATTATCAAGGCCGTGTTTGCAAAAATCAGAAGGGGCCTGACCAGGGCTGAACAATATGTGGCCGACGTTGACCGGGCTGAAAATGCGCTGGTTGATGTGTTGGCTCAGGTGGTGGAGAGGGAGAGTAAAGCAGGCAAGAAGAAAAGCAAAGCTGCCTCTGATCCGGTTTTCATGGCCCAGCAGAAAAAGGCTGACCAGTTCTATTCTCAGATGAGAAACTTCCTTGATACAAAACTGACATCCGGCACAGCTCAGAATATCAAGGCACAGGTTGAAGCATGGGCCAAGAAAGGAGAATATAAACAGGACGAGCTTGAATGGTCCGGGCTTTTGGATTGGCTTGACAATCAGGAAGGCAAGGTCACAAAACAGGCCGTCATGGATTACCTGGATCAGAGCCGGGTTGTGATTGAGGAAGTGATTAAGGGTGATTCTGATAGCAACCTTGCTTATGTTAGAAATCTTGAGAGAGAAAGAGGCAGAAGGGAAAGGGGAGAGTCAAGGCAAGAATTTTTAAACATGACATTAGTGGATATCAATGATGAAATATTAAGAGCCGGAAGAGCTGCGGATAGAAGCTATCCGATGTCAGAGAGAACCAAATTCTCCCAATACCAAACCACCGGTGGCAAGAATTATAAAGAGGTGCTGCTGACGCTGCCTGTTATGGGAAAAAGAGACAAGGCGAGAGCTGAGTGGGAAAATGCCATAAAAAAAAGAACTGGCAAGCAATTCGTAGACCCTATGGATCTTACAAAGCAAGACGAAAAAGAACTTTTTAAAATTGAAAACATGCCGAATACGAGAGAGGAATACAAATCCTCCCACTTCGACGAGCCCAACATCCTGGCCCACATCCGCATGAACGAAAGAACCGGGCCGAACGGCGAGAAGATTCTTTTTCTGGAAGAAATCCAAAGTGATTGGCATCAGGCAGGGCGGAAGAAGGGGTATAAAAACCACGACATTATACAATCCATAGAAAAAGATCAAAGCTTTTTAGGCAGAGATAACTATATAGTCATAACGAAAGACGGCCAAAAACATCAGATTAATGTAACATCTGGCTCATCGCTCGAAATGGTTAAAAAAACATTTATGGATCAATTTGAAGGCCCGCCAGATGCCCCCTTCAAAAAATCATGGCCCCTTCTGGCCTTCAAGAAAATGGTCCGGTACGCAGCGGAAAACGGGTTTGATCAGATCGCATGGACTGACGGAGAAACCCAGGCGGCTCGGTATGATTTGAGTAAGCAGGTGGATAAAATCAGATGGGATTCAGACGCTGGAGAAAAAAGCGCATTTTACGTTAAAAAAGGCGACACATACGAAACCCTGATAGGCACGCTTGACCAAGATAATAATGTCACTGTCGGGCCATATAAGGGGAGAAATATCACTGATATTGTGGGCAAAGATATTGGTGAAAAGATTATAAAAGAATCTTCAGGGAGCCTTTCAGGTCTTGATCTTAAAATCGGTGGCTCCGGTATGAAAGGCTTCTATGACAAAATCCTCCCCGCTGAAGTAAACAAATTCTTTGGAAAGAAATCATGGGGGAGCCCGAAGGTTGAAAAGACTGATATGGGTTGGTCTATCGAAGTAACCCCCGAAATGAGAGACAAGGCCCTTTATGAGGGCATTCCGATGTTTCAGACTTCAGACATCCGCTATCAGGTAATGGATAAAGCCACTGCCTACGAAGAAAACAGAAAGAACAACCGGAACATAAAAATAAAAGCTTTCACATCTTTTAACAAATTCAAGGGCGAACTTGTAAAGGGTGTTGACAAATTCCTTGGGTCCATATCAACCAGGTTGAAGCTTATCAATCAAAAGCTGGCCGAAAAAATCAGAACCCTGGATTACGATATCAACACCAAGTATGCCAATGATATCAAGATCGCTCTCCCCCTGCTTGAAAAAGCCAAGAAGATGACCAGAGATGATTATGCAGATTGGGACTTTGCCCGGAAAAATTCAGACGGCGATAAACTCAAAGAACTGAATGAAAAATACGGCATGACCAAAGAATATAAGGCAGTCCGGGAAATGCTTGACCGGATCAGGAAAGAAGCCATTGACGTAGGTTATGAAGTTGGAGAGATAGAAGAATACTGGCCAAGGGTTTTGAAGGATCAGGAAGGATTTTTAAAGGCCATTGACAGAGGCCCCGAAAGACCGGAATTCACAGATGCCTTGAAAAAGAAAGCCAAAGACATGGGTATTGAAGTTTGGGAACTTGATCCAATGCAACGGGCCGACATTATTTCAAACATGATCCTTGGTAAGTATTACGGCATCCCTGGACCCGGCAGCGTGAAGCAAAGATTTTTTGACACAATCCCGGTTGAATTTAATCGGTTTTACATGGATTCAGACGCAGCCTTGATGAACCACCTTCACTCGATGAGAAAGCGAATAGAAGCCCGTAAATTCTTTGGCAAAGTTCCTGAAAAAATCACTACGGCAAAACAGCGTTTGAGACTGGCTGAAACCAAACTCAGAGAAACAGACAAGAATGATACTGACCGGGTGAGCGATCTTGAAAGCAGAATCGCAGAATACCGGGCCGTAATTGAGAAATATAAAAACCAGAATGATTTCACTGACAACATCGGATCTTATATTGATGAGCTTATTGTCAATGGAGATATCAAGCCTGAACAAGAAAACACAGTCAAAGAGATTCTGACCGCAAGATTTAACGAGCGGGGAGCTACCGGAAACTGGCAGGCATATAAAAACTTCTCTTACATGGATACTATGGGATCGCCAATATCAGCCATTACTCAGATAGGTGACTTGGCATGGTCCATGTATGAAGGCGGGGTTTTCCCAACGGTTAGAAATGTTTTTAAATCCATCACGAACAAATCCAGGATCACCAAAGAAGATGTCGGAGTAGAAAGAATAGCCCAGGAGTTCGCAGATTCCGACACGTTAAGCAATGCAGTTTCAAAAGTCTTTAAATGGGTTGGCCTTGAAAAGATGGATTCTATCGGCAAGGAAGCTCTTTTAAATACTGCATTTGAAAAGTTCAAGCAAGAGGCTGCTAAAAATCCAACATCTTTAAAACAGAAAATAAGGCCCATATTTGAGAACGAAACGGGTTCGGTTATTCAAGACCTTTTAAATGACGATGTGACCGAAAATGTCAAGCGGTTGGTTTATGGCCGGTTGCTTGATTTTCAGCCAGTCGGACTTTCTGAAATGCCTGAAAAGTATTTGACGGCTGGCAACGGCCGGGTATTTTACATGCTGAAAACTTTCACGCTGAAACAGTTCGATATATTCCGCAGGGAAGTTTACCATGATTTGAAAAATGGAAACGCAAAACAGAAAGCAGAAGCCATGAAGCGATTTGTTTATCTGTCTTCTCTTTTCGTTTTGGCAAATGCCGGAGCCGATGAGCTGAAAGACTGGCTGCTCGGAAGAAACACCGATCTATCTGACAGGGTTGTGGATAATGTTCTCAGGCTTTTCGGAGTTTCAAAGTTTGTAACTTGGAAAGCCAGGACCGAAGGTGTAGGGTCAGCCATGACAAGACAAATCCTGCCGCCGTTTAAATTCATTGATGCCTTGACGAAAGACGTTGTGACAGCCGGTGATGATAAGGGGCTTAAAACAATCGAATCAATCCCTGTTGTCGGAAAGCTTGCATACTGGCATATGGGCCGTGGAGCGAACAGCGAGAATGAACTTTGGGACACCAGGTTAAGCAAAGAAAAGGCAAGGCTGAATAAGGTTGAGGACCGGCTTGAACGAGCCAAAAATAAACAGCAATTCATTGAACAGAATCGTTCTGATTTGGCGGCCAGAAGAAAAATAAACAAAATGCAAGGCAAGCTGAACATGTACCGGAAACGGATAAACAACCTCAAGAAACAGGAACAGACCAAAGAGGTTGTTGATAGGATCGAAAAGCTTGAAAACACAAGAACAGGCATGATTAAAAAGTATTTCGGCAAGGATAAGAAATGACAATAATCGGCGGAGGCGGCAGCGGCCTTGCAGCAAAGATAGACAATGCCCCCACAAGTGGACTGCTGGGTGTAGAAAACTCTACGGCTTACAGGGTTCATGAAATAGAAACCCACCATCACTCTTATGAGGATTGGTTCGGCCTTGCAAATGTTCCAAACGCTGAATTGCATCGGGCATCTGATGTGGCAATAGGAACGGTTGCCCCGTTCAGACTTGACGCCGGTAATGACGATTGGGGAGCATGGGTTCAGATATTGGGATCAAACGACACCCCTAACAGAACAGGCATGGTCAAATTTGATCTTCACAAAATAGAGATTGTTGGCTCTGAAAACACAAATACAAAAGTGTTTATTCAGATTGCTTTCGGAGAAACGGCTGCGGCCGGATTGGCTGCTCATGATTATACCGTTATGCCGTATCTAGCCCCAACAAATCAGGCGGCAGACAGACCGATTGAAATAAACATGAGACGGGCAGACTCTGGAACAAAAGCATGGGCAAGAACAATGGCAATAGGCACTAATACTAACTGGATTGATTTTTACTGCGGCCTTCATGAATATGTCGGCTAACAAATAAGAAAGGAAAATAAAAATGATTGACGCACCCATTAACGAAACACTACCCGCAATCGGAAATACACCTGTTGAAATAAAACTCGGCACGACTGCATGCACAGGCTGGAAAATTCAGGCAAGAGGAACGGTTGATATGCTGGTTTCAAACGTAGCCACCATACCGGCGTCAGGGACATATTTCACGGTAAAGGCCGGTACTGATTTGTCGGTTGATCAAATTCTTGCAGGCGGATCAACAGTCCTTTACGCAGTATCGGGAACAGTGGCCGACACGGTTGAATTAATCAAAACAAGGCTTTAATATGAAAAGCAAGATTTTTGATATCGGCAATCGCATGTCGTCGAAAATTCCTGACCAGTATAATTTCAATTGGGGGGGGAGCATTGACGCTGTTAGCCGAAATAATTTGCCAGCAGCCAACTACGAAACCGCCCACCAGAACTTACGCGTTATAAACGGCGTACCCACCCTGGTGAACTACACAGCGAATGAATACGTCCGTGATTCCGACGGGGATATAATTACATGTGGTGCCTGGAAAGAGCTTTGTTTGCGAAGCACTAATCCGCTGTTGTGGACGAAATCAGGAGCCTTGAATATAGCCGCCGCTGCTGAATATAATACGGGAGCTTTTACAAAAGCTGCAAGAATAACAGACAATGGTGCAATTTGGAACGGGTATCATTTTTGGTTATCATCAACCAGTGGAGCCCCTACAGGGAAACAGTTCGTAACTGTGTATTATATTGGTGGTACAAGTGGAGGTATACGGGTCGCATTTGGTAATCCAATCGCACCAGCCACAACGTCTGTATATAGCGGAAATATTGGGTCTGCTGTTATCATTGGAAATACGGCCACTACAATTTTGACTAAAATATCTGATGATATTGTCTTCGGGGCAGTAAGAAAAGCTGAGTTTATAATGCAGTGGGACCCTGCAAGATATGCCGATAGTTTATACATTAGTATTGGCCCGAACTCAACCACAGGCAAATCAATCATAGTCCTCGGAGCCAGCGTAGCCGGAGCCGTAGGCACAGGCGACATCACAACCGAACGCCCCTTCACAGAGACAACCGGAAGCGTTGCCACACTGTCCAGCCTATCAGCCGACCTTGTGAACGGCAGGGGGCCTCGGGTGACTTATGCCTCTGCGCCGAAGCTTCTTACCGCATTGCAGGGTGCATCTACAAACGCCCAAGGCCAAATCGAATGGACCGGCACACCATCGGGACTGCCTGCATCTGATAATCAAATCCTTGCCTGCAATACCACTCAGGGGCTTTTGGTGATGAAATCTGATGGTTCAGCCCAGGTAAACGGTCAGAGGTATTCTGCTACCTTGGCAAGTGCCTTTGCAGCCAATACAGAATCAAAGATAATCATTCCCTACGAACCCGGAGAAATGAAGCTGATACACGGAGCCAATGAAACCGTGACAGATTTCAGCGGAACCTTCGGCCCTGGAACAGTATTCGGCATAGGCCCTGGAACCAGCCACATGACCCACAAATCCTTGAAGATATTCAAACGCCCACGGGTTACACTCGACGGCATGACAACCGTCTACAGTGGAACGGTATCAGGTATGCTGATATCTGCCGTAGCTGGCACGGCTTTCTTCGATAACCTCCCTGCCGAAATTTTGGCCTTGGCCGATGGCAACCACTTGATCGAAGTCACGGATGCCACAGGGAAGAAAATCGTGGCTGTCATGGCTGCGGTTGGTAGCGGGGAGACGTTGGGGAGCAATCTATCTCCGCTGAGCTGTTGTACAGATCCTGATAATGATGTAAATGTTACCACTGGTTGGTCTCCAGGGCAGTCAGCCGCACTTAGCTCTGTTGCTGGAGGAGCTACGGGCAACGCACTCCAGATAGCTGAGAATGGACTGGTAAACCCCGTCGCCACTGATGTACTAACTGTTGTTGCTGGAAAACTGTATATGTTATCGGGTAAGGTCCTGCAAGGTACAGAGGCAACATATAGATACATAGTACAAAATAAAACAGCGTCATATTCCACCATTGTAGATAGTGGTGACAAAGAATCATCTGGCTCGTGGACTTCATTTTCAGCTACATTTACCATACCAGTTGGGTGTACTGAAGCTCAAGTTGTTTTGAGAAATGTGGCACTTGCTTTATCAAGCAGGACAGTTCTGTTTGATGACATATCTTTTAAACAAGTCCTAACCCCCTCCACATCCGGAGTAACCCTGGTCAGCTACCTCGGCAGCACCACACAAAGCTTGATGTACGCAGATCCGGCATTTGCCTATAACCAAGCCGCTGCTTACACCGTAACAGTCAAGGAGATGGTATAATGGAAGAATGGCGAAAATACGAAATAATGAAACGGCTCTGGAAGCCTCTTTGCAAGATAGGTATCCATAGGTGGGCCCGATCATTTGAATACAGTGGTAACGGCCAGGAATATTGCATATTTTGTGGAAGGATAAAATGACAGACAAATACTTCATAGTCCCATCAGACTGGACAGCCGGGGGTCTATTCTGGATCATCCAGGAAGGTGATGTACTGCCGCTGGATTCGTTTCAAACATGGTGCAGCATAGGCCAGTTCCAGTATAATGGCCCGGACCCTGAATACCAAGGCAAGACAATCCTGCTGATTCACTCGGGTGTCCCAAGCAATTCTATCGAGGCTTTGGCCGAAGAAGTTGGCGGTGATCCAATGACGATTGAAGCAACTGAGCAATTGAGGATTTCCAAGTTTTTAGGTGGGTCAAGCATTCCTGAACTTAAGGAACGGTTGCTTGAATATTGGGGTTTTGAATTGCCAGATACCAAGGAAGCTGACGGCGAGACTGTGCCGTTTTTGATAAGCTCAAGCATGGGGCCAGGAGTAAAAAATTCTTAAATCAATCGCTTTCTCAAACTGAAAGGACTTTGAATGCCCATCGACGATCACAGAAAACAGGTTTTCGACAAAGCCCCAACCGACACAAAACTTGGGATGCTGTATCTTCTCACCGAGCAAATTTTCGACAAGCTCGACGAGCATCCCACAAATTGCAATGACCGTTTTTTTGCGATGGAAGAAGATATTAAAAGGCTTTCGAAATGGAAGATTGCAGGCCTGATAGCTTCTGTTTGTTCTGCCGTTGGTGTTTCAGCTGGTTTGGCAGTAGCATATATTAAAGGGTGGGTAATTTTTATAAAGGGGTGAATGATGAAACTCTCAGACAAACAACAGCAATTCACAAAAGCCATAGGTAAGTTAATCGCATATGCCTATTCAAAAGGTTATGGCTTAACCGTCGGCGATGCCTACCGTGATTACCGGGTCCACGGTCAAATGGGTGAAAAGAAATCCTATGCAGCGGCAAACAGTGTCCACAAGGTCAGGCTTGCCATGGACTTCAATTTGTTTGTCAGCGGTGAATGGATTGCCAATGGGGATCATCCGGCATGGAAAGACCTTGGGCAATACTGGGGAACTCTTCATGGTGAAGCGAGATGGGGCGGTGAGTGGAACGACGCCAACCACTTCTCATTTGAATATGGTGGGCATAGGTGATTAATGTTTACCGCCTGCCATATCTGCAAAGGTAACGGCATATGCCCTGACAAGGATTTGAA